ATACCCATTGACGCATCACGCAATGGCAATGCGCTTAATTCTTTAATGACTTGATCGCAAGTGTCAGAATCAACTTTCCCCAAATACCAAATTGGCAAATGACTCATGGTGCAACAGGCTCCGGTGTTGGGTTCCAGGGCAGCGGCTGTTCGATCACCGGATCAATTTTGTCTGCAATTTGTTTTGCAATAAGACCATTAACGTGTTCCTCATATGAACCCGTCACCATTGGCTCGATCCAACCCAAAACAATTTGCTCGGTCAATTGATCGAATGGAATAAAACCGGGTTGATTTGGGGTCGGCGCAAATGGGGTCGCTCCTGTAAACGTGCCGGTATTGCCGTTTGCATCAGTGCCGGTTTTTGTCCAATACGTTTGCACAACATAATTGGTTTCACTGCCGACATTTGTGACTTTCATGCCGGTGACAGCCCAGGTATATGTGATGGTCATTTTTGATCCCCAATTAATTTTTCTACAAGGGCTTCAAGCCTTGCAATTTTCTCATCTTGATGAATAACTTTTTCTGCCAATTTGACAGCCGCCACAAGCGCCGCATTGCCGTAAGCCACCGATAACATTCCATTGTCATCTGCCGCCACAGCTTCTTTTAGAACCTGCTGTAATGATTGCGCCCCAACGCCGACCTGCCTCGCGCCTGAATCCGTTCTAGTGTAGGTTCCCGCTTTTACCAGCGCAAGCGATTTGATGAAGTCATCTTCAACATTGGCCCAATCCGTTTTTAATCGTTCATCAGAGTTTGCTTGCACCGTTCCGGGAACAACTAAATCACCCGTGCTTGCATTGAATGAAAACGCTGTTGCAGTTGTGCGAACATATGGCGTTGCGTTTACGCCGCCAGCAGTTACAAACACTGGGTAATACGTTGCCGAAACCGTCGTATTGGTGCAATTAATTACGTTTGACGGGCCTGCTGGGCCAGTTGGGCCTGTCGGGCCGGTCGGGCCTGCTGGGCCGGTTGCACCGGTTGGCCCCGTTGGGCCTGTCGGCCCAGAAACGCCAGCAGCCCAAACGCCATCACCGCGCCAGAACGTCGATGATGACGCACTTGTTCCGCTGTTTAAGCGTGAAACTGGCAGATTGGCGCTCAGTGATCCCGCGCTGCCGGTGACGTTAATGCCCCAGGTGCCAGAAGCATCGCCACCCGTGCGGGTTGGGACGTTTAAAGATGCTCGGAATCCGGTAGCGTTGTTCTTTCGAATGTAATCATCTGTTGATGAATAAAAAATAGTGTCGCCTGTCGCGCCAGATACCCCGTGCGACATGTTGAAATAACTTGCAAAACCATATCTGCGGAAATCATCGCCACTTGAATCTCGCAAAACAATTTGATTTCCGTTTGCCGCTACAGATGCCGTAGTCGTTGCGCTGTTAGCTTGGTTTGTAATTGTGGCGGCATTACCGTTGATGCTCCCGCTAATTGTGTTTGCAACAGTAAGGCCAACAATGCTGCTTGTGCTTGACGGATTTACAAAATATGACGTATTGCTTGGGTTGTAAAACGAACTTGCATAAGCAGCATTATTATTGTTTGTGCTGCTTGTTGGCGGGTAAACAGTATGCGTCGCCTGTATACTGTTGTAAGACGAAGCGTTAAACGTAATTGCCCAGCCGTTATCCCAACGATCATATTCATAATTGGTGTAACCAACCTGAACCTCAGTGATAAACACCTGCGGATATGACCACGACGAACCCAATTCACCAATGTATACATACATGGTGCTTCCGTCGCTGGTAAATCTTACATTTAGGGCAGACCGATTTTGCGTCCCCATGTAAGCGAACGTGTTGTACCAGTAATTTCCGGATGTATGGCCGCCACAATAAATGTCGAACGACAACCCGTCGTAAGTGTACACACGGACAGTAAACCGGATCATCGGATATACCGACTGCGGCAATGCAATTCTTATTGCTCCACTTACGGTTGATGCGCTTGTTACATAAGAGCCGCCACCCGGATTTATGTTTCGAAGTCCATTTGAGTTGTTGCTGACAGCTTCCTGCGTGACAATATTCACAAGACTTGATACGCCGTTCGGATCAACGTAATAGGCGGTGTTGTTGGAATCGTAAAAAATTGGCGCTCGAAATGAACTGGCAACCCAGTTATTACCGGACATGTCCAATTCCCAACGATTAGCAGCAGCAGACCAGCCGCCAACCCGCATCACGTTGTCAGAATCAAGCCCAAAATTAACAGCGTATTGATTGGCTCGATGAAAGGCCATAATGGCCCCGCTGCCGTTGTCGGAATATGCTTGTAAAGGCGACCCAGAAGTTGGCGCGGTGTTTCCGTTGGATCGGAAATAGTTTGCCCCCGTCCATGTGTTTGTCGTGCCCAAAATGCTTGCGCCAGATGGCCCAGGCGGGCCAGCGGGGCCGGTGGGGCCGGTCGCTCCGGTTGGGCCTGTTGGGCCAGGGTTTCCCGTTGGGCCTGTTGCACCAGTTGGGCCTGCGGGGCCAGTTGGCCCAGGCGCTCCCGTTGGCCCCGTTCCACCCGTTGGGCCGGTCGGGCCGGTTGGAATAGTGAAATTAAATACCGCAGCAGATGATGTGCCGCTGTTGGTTACCGATGCAGCCGATCCTGCGGGGCCGGTTGTAGTTGGGCCAACCGCAATTGTTGCTGCGGCTCCTGCCGCCCCTGCGGGGCCGGTTGGGCCGGTCGGGCCGGTTGTTCCAGGCGGGCCAGCAGGGCCGGTAGGGCCAGGGCCACCTGTTGGCCCCGTCGGGCCTGTGGGGCCGGTCGCCCCAGTTGGGCCAATCGGAATGCCAAAGTTAAACGTAGCTGCCGACGATGTGCCGCTGTTTGTTACCGTTGCCGCGCTTCCTGCTGCAAGGTTTGTGGTTGTACCAACCGCAATGGTTGCCGCTGCACCTGTAGGGCCGGGACTACCTGTTGCGCCAGTTGGCCCTGTTGGCCCCGTTAAGCCAGTTGGCCCTGTTGGGCCTGCTGCACCTGTAGGGCCGTTAGGGATGCCGAAATTAAATACCGCCGCCGATGATGTGCCGCTGTTCGTGACCGTAGCAGGACTGCCAGCCGTCAGGGTGCTAGTAGTGCCAACCGCTATGGTTGCGGCTGTTCCGGTTGGGCCGGGTGCGCCAGTTGGGCCGGGCGATCCTGTGGCTCCTGTTGGCCCTGTGGGGCCGGTTGGGCCAGCAGGGCCGGGTGCGCCTGTTTCTCCAGCGGGGCCGGGTGATCCTGTTGGCCCCGGCGCTCCAGTGTTGCCTGTTGGGCCTGTTGGCCCGGTCGGGCCGGGACTACCTGTAGGGCCGGGCGCGCCTGTTGGGCCAAGCTGTGTATACATCACCTGCGTTGCCGTAAGGATGATGCTCGGCGTGACCGGATAATTGCCGCTTGCCGGTATTGTTTCTAGCGAAACGCTCGTGTTATTTGTTTGCCAGAAAATTTCGATGTAATCGTTTGCGGCAACATTCAAAACGTAATTGACCGTAAAAACTTCACTGCGAATAGAACCGCTTTGTTTGTCTTGAACGTCAAAATGCGAATTGCTGTCGGCTAAATTGCTGCCGTTTTTCTTCAGCCAAACTTGCGTTGACCCAACAGCATTGCTTGCATTTGTAAATTGAATTGAAAACGTGATGCTGTAAACGCCGACATATTGAAATGTCAATCGCGTACCAGAAACAATAGAAACGCCGCTGTTTGCCGCGTCAGCATTATTTAAAGCAACAGCGTATGCCGTATTTGCGGCTGCTGCTGTTTGGTCTGCTGTTGACCAAAACGAACCCCAGTACCCTAAAGCACCGCCTGCCCCGGTCGGGCCTGTCGGGCCGGTAGCCCCGATTTGGACAATGCTTTGACTGCCGCCAACATCTTTTTTTATGAACAGCTTGCCGTCAGTTGTGTTGACCGCAAACTCGCCTAAATCAAGATCGGATGTTGTCGGCACTTTCCCGAGAACAGATGATCGCTTAACCTGAATTTTGTTTGGCATATGCCTTTCCCTTCTTGGCTATTGAGCCGGGATGATGCGTCAGTATGTGCCGCCGTCCACGTTGATATCGTAAGTTGCCGCTGCGGTCAGTTGGCCTTGCGCGTTGACCGTAAACACCACGGTTTGAGTGCCGTTTACGTTGCCATAGGTTGCCGCCGTAACCGCCGTGTTTGTGATGCTGAACTGATTGCCGGTCAGCGTCAGACCCGTGCCTGCGGTGTATGTGCCAGCCCCACTAAATTGCACGAACTCGATTGGGTCTGTGCCAATGACGTTAACCGGCTCTGTCTGAACCCAACCCGTGTTGTCCAGCACCGTGCCAGCAGAAACAAAAGTAAAGTCGCCACCAGCAATTTCCGCTGCGGTATCGAAATCGCTTGCGCGTGTCAGCACCGTTGCGCTTGTTCGCACATAGATGCCGTTGTTGGCAAGGTTGGCTTCGTTCTTTACAAGAATGCGGAAACCATTGCTTAGCGTCACGCCGTCCAGCACGGTTAACGGGTTGCTCAAAGTCAACGTAGCGCCAACGCCTGCCGTGCCGTTGTTGTAGGTGACTGTGCCGCCCGTGATGCTTGCCAGGGATGCGGTTGTACCGGCTTCGCACGATGCGTGAACATGCAAGCCTTGTGCGATGCCGTCAACGTAGTTTTTTGTCGCCGCGTCCTGGGGATTGATCGGCTCAGGCAAGTTGCTCAGCGTGAAATTGTTCATGCTGAAATTTGCCGTTGGCGCAGCCAAGTCGGTCAGGCTTGCTTGACTTGCTGCCGTTGCCAAGCCTTTGGCGTTAACAGTAATCTTGGTGAATGCGCCAACGTTGGCGTTGACTGTTGCCAGCGTAAGCGCAATGTCTGCGTTTGCCGACCCGTTAAAACTTGTCGATCCCGTAGCGTCTGAACTCACGCTAATGGTGCGGGCTGTCGTCAGTTGATTGGCCTGCGTTGCCGTGCCTGATGTGGTCGCAGTCGTCGCGGTCGCCGCGTTGCCAGTAATGTCGGCCGCAATCGCGCTGCTGAACGTTTTCACGCCGCCAATCGTTTGATTGGTGCTTACGTCTACAAATGCGCCATTGCCAGCAATCGGGATGATTGACGTAGCCGACCCTCCACTACCGCCTGTGCCCGTGCCGTAGTACAGGATATTAGTTTGTTCGTTAAACGCCATCTCGGCGTTTGCAAGTGTAGCTGGTGCGCCTGCGCCACCACCGTTAGCCCGACGTTTGATGCGGATTGTGTTCGCCATAATTTACCCCTTTAAAAATTACCGCCGTCTGCGATTTCGGTTTGCGGCACGTTAACCCATTGATTGCTGACAAACATTAGCGCATCGTAATTTGCTGCGCCTGTGATGCTGATTGGATACCCGCCAATTGAGTTTGGCCCAGGTGGGCCAGCGGGGCCAGCCACGCCACGATCAATTGTGATTGTTTGATCCGGTGTGGGCGTGACTTGGACGTTTAGGTTGTTACCATCAACCACGGTGACATTGAGATTTGCCATCGTTTGACCTCAAACGCCCGCTGTAGTGTTTACAACACCATCCGACCTTACAAGGAACAACAAAAAGATGATCGAATCATCTTCAGGGACACCGACTGCTGACGGAAATCCAATCTTTACGCGCCCAGAAAAGCACACGGGATTTTGTGCCGAAATGTCCAATTCGGGATCGCCTGCTATCACATCCCAAGACGTTTGATTGATAACAAGCGTAAACGATCCAGCCACATCATTGCGATTGCTGATCGTCATGGGTACAGGCGATGGTGGCGGGCTGTAGTCTGAAATGTCAAACGTTAACCCGTTTCGGGTGTCTTGCAGATTAGAAATCTGCCGCCTGACGATTTGGGCGTTGATTGTTGCGCCCGTCAGGTTTACAGGGACATTGTTTGTGCCTGTAAAAACAAGATTCCAATACGTTTTCTGCTGATAGACCAACTCGCCAGCAATGATCGGGTTGTTGAATCCCGATACTTGTATCAGCGTGTTTTTTGAAAAGACAGCCATTGCTTCCCCAATTCTCGGGTGTTGACGCGCCGCTAAGCACTCTCAGCGGAACGGATCGTGTCTTGTGTTGTGATTATCACCGAATGCAAAAAACAAGTCTATTTTTTTGCTGTCAATGCTCGCAATTCTTCTATGCTTTGGCATTGATCTGCCAATTCGGGCAAGTGTCTAAGCCTTTGTTTTTCTTCGATTATTGTTTCTGTGCTTGCATTTGTTTCTAATGCCCTTTGAAACGCAATATCTTGTTCGATCAACAACGGCGCCCGCTCAATTCTTAAACGGGCTTTTGTGATTTCTTTTGCTTTTGCTAAATTGATCGTTACCACGCTGCCTATGTGTTGCCACGCTTCAAAAAAATCATTTGCATTTGCTGGCAAATTTGCAACATCAACAATAAACGATTCGCAGTCTTTTGGAATGTCTTTTTGTTGCACCTCTTCAATTGGCAATTCTCCTGTGGGAATACACATAGAAAATTGCCCGTCAGCGTCGGTAAAAACAATTACTTGATTGGACATTTTATTTACCTGAATACACTTACATTAACAAATGCTTGATCCACATAAAACGTGCTTACATAAACAGAAATATATGCTTGCGTTGTACTTACTGGCCCAGACCCCGTAAATCCAAACGATAAATCACTTTCACTGCTACTTGCTACAGTTGCATAATTTGAATCTGACATTGCAGTCGTAAAATTAATATAATATCGACCTACCGCATTTTTTGTAATGCTTGAAACATTAAATGCCGATCTGATGGTTGCTGCCGTTCCATTAAAATTTGCGTATGCTCTTGCCGCTTGACGCCCACTTGATTGCGTAGAACTATCATTAAATAAAATATCAGTGTTTCTTAATGTGGTTGGCATTGTGTTTTCCTTTGTCAATAAAATTCATACCACTCGCCAATACCCAACCCCCCAGCCGCAACAGTTTGCACTCGATATGTTGCGCCGGCAGGAACTGCCATAAATTGCTGAATCCTAATTGCCGAACTGCTGGCACCAATTTGCGAAATTGTTATTCCGGAAACTTTAAAATCACTTGTGCCGCCATTGTTCAATACACCCGACACCGAAACAAAAATCATCTTGCCTTGATTGTTTGTGTAAGTTGTATCAATTGCCCTGCTTGCGGTTACGTTATTCCAAACAGCCGCATTAGTTGGGAAATATCCAGAATCATTTGTAAAGGCCGAAACTGTTGTTGGCCTCCCGGATACATTTGTCCAATTGACGCTACTTGCGGTTGATGCTGTTGTTGCTGTTGCCGCATTGCCGCTTATGGAAATTGACCACGTTCCTGTTGCTCCGCTTCCGCTGCGGGATGGCACATCTAAATTTGTCCTTGCACTTGTCGTGTTTGATGCTCCTGTGCCTCCGTTGCCAACCGGCACAGCATTTACCAAACCATCTTGAGCATCAAGCTGCCCCGATGTGTTTAGATTGTTTGCAAGTTGTGAAAGGTTATATGCTTGGGTCATGGGTTATCCTTACGCTGCACCATCTCGGGCAAAGGTCTGCTGATTTAACAGGGTGAAATTGTTGGGGATGGCGGTTGTGAGGTTGTAACCTGCGCTTGTCGCAGTGTAATCGTAACCGGATCCCTTGGCAAACAAAGCGCCATTGGCATAAAGCGCCATTGAAAGCGGATTGTTTGGAAATGTATACGACAACGCCCCAGACGTTGAATATGCAACCGTGTTGGTAATGTTTGACGCAGGCACACCAAAATTATTTGCCGCCATTTGAATTATTATAATTCGTCCCGTTAATGGTGATGGGAATCCTCCGATACCAAATCCTTCTAAATCATAATCAATTTCATTTAATGCAGACCCATTAACAAACACCAATTCAAACCCGTTGGTAATTGTAATTATTCCTGACGCATAATCAGAAACAAACGTTACGTCATCTTCAATCCTGCTAAATGGCCTATATTCGCTGCCTGCTGCTCGATATCTATAAATTTGCGAACCCGCTGCAACACCTGCAACTGATGTTGTAAATGTAATATTGTTAAATGTTGTGTCTGTTGATGCAACCGTGTATTGTGTTGGCGTTCCGGTGTTTGCAAACGTAATTTTATCTCCCGGCTCAATAATCTGATACGGATTAAACGTGTAATTAACTACAAACCCTGCCGCCGTATTTACGCTTGTTTGCAACGGCTCATAATAAATGTCGGTACTCACCGCCCGCATGTTAAACACCACAACCGTTTCGCCTGCCGCGCAAGCATTATTTAAAACAACTGTTGTGCTTGTTTCTGTGTATTCTGTTGTGCTTAACAAAATGCCATTGCGAAACACCAACACATTGCCAACGGTATGCGTTACAGCAAACGATGTTTGCCCGCCCGTTGCGGTAAAAACGGACTCGGTAAAATAAAACGAATCCGGTTGAGTAAATCCTACCACTCGGCCATAAATGTCAATGGTCAATGTGGCGGCGTTAAAGGTTTTACTGTAAACCCCTGCACCAAAGTTTAAGAATCGCTCCAACGAAACAACCATTGATCCGCTTGTGTTGTTGGTAATGCTTAACAACCCGTCTGCGCTGCTAATTGATGTTGTGCCAACCCTTGTTAATTGCCCCGTCCGTTGGTCAAGATCAATAATATTAATGCCATCAGGCAACCCACTCCAAAGCGAATCATCAAATTTGCTTGTGTCAGTTGGTACAAAAGTCGCCGTTTGATTGGCTTGTGCTGCATTGCCAATATCAAAACTAAATTTTCGGTTTTGGCGATTTGCAAACAGCAAATAATTTGTTGTGCCGAAATTGCTGCTTGCTTGATACCATGTGTAGGCGCTTGCGCCCGCTGCGGGAGGGTTTGCTGTAGCGTTGTTGTACAGGCCAAAATAGGCTTTGTTCCTTGGGTTGGTTGTAAATCCAACCGTGCCCGTTGCGTTGTCAGCGTAAGCAACCGCAATATAGCGATCCACATATTGGAATGTCAACGGTCGCCACACCAGCACACTGGATGCCGTGCTAAACGCACTGCTGCCCAAAGCATTTACCATGCGAACAAAAAAATACCAGTCCCCCTGCGGTATTTCGGTCAGCGTGACAACGCCCATGCTTGAACTTGGGTTGTAAGGATTGCCGCCAGGGTTTACCGCCGTTGTCCCTGCAAAGATGCGCTGTGCGTCTGTTGGGTTTGCAAACGCCGAATAATAAACTTCCGCATATTGAACAATCCCGTTTGCTGATGCCGTTACAGACACGCCAAACGATGGCACAGCCGCGCTTGGCTGCACCGAAACAATTGCGGGCGGCGTCAAGGTGCCAAAGCCCAACGGTGAACCAATTCCGGTATTTGGGGCCGGGGTAAATTGCGTTACGTTTGCATCATCAAACACCGCTGGATTAAATTCCATTAGCGTAAGGTTTGCCGTGATTGATCCATCTGCGCCAAACTGCTCGACAACCTGCGAAATTCTAAACAGCTTTGCAACCCAACCATAATTTGCATTTGTTACCGTGACAATATCGCCAGCTTCTAATTGCAAACCAACATAATTGATATTGACCTTGATTTGCAAATCTTCCCGCGCTGCCTCAAGCAACCTATTAGCAATGTATTGAGCCCGCACGTTGTTATTGACCAACCCAAGCGTTACGGTCTGTTTGTTGACCGGCTCGTTTGGATACATCAACGACGGATTTACAACCGCCAGATTAAATAATGCGGTATTAAATGAATCTTGGTTTGTCCCGTCTGGAAATTTAACCTCAATGATGTTATAGCTTGAGGCTAAATCAATAGGCGTGATTTGAATGGCCGACACCATATTGGAATCGTTAACGTCCATTGCCACCGTGTACGATGACGATTGAACAATAACGCCCCATTTGCCGGTTATCTCGTTGTATCGAATCAAGCAATCAGCACAAGATGCCATTGCTTGGATGTTATCCATAACCGTTTGATTGGTGTCCAATGCACCATCAAACCTGAACCTAATTTGATTTGCAGAAGTTCCAGAAAATGTTGTGTATGTAACCGCCGTGTCGCTGTATACGTTTAACGCCGTCAGCGTTGCGTAATCAATCTGCAAAGTTGTCAGCGCCGCGCCATATCGAGCCGATTGCAAATAATCAGCCAAGCAATCCCCAGGTTTATATCGGCTGTTTGTAACTTGAAACCTTGTTTGTTGTAAACCAGTTAAGTTTGCCGACTGACTGTAGGTAATCTCAACTATGGCAAATGCGACATTTGACATTAGCTTGGTGTTGTCCCATTGATACACCAGCCCCGCGCTTGACATAATTTGAATCGCCGTTTGCGCTGTGTTTGCGCCTGATGACGATCCGTTGCGGAACAAATAAATATTTAGCCTGCCCGATACCGTGTTATCGGTGACACCCGTTGACTCATCCAGCAGCCCAATTACTTTATATTGATCGACAGCATCAAAAAGACAACGCTTGCCGCCCCAATACACGTTGCCAAAACTGATTGTGTCGGGCGTTTGCCCCGGCTCTGTGTTTGTCACTTCGCATAGCGTCATGACGTAAAACAGTTTTTGATTGTCGCTAGTGATGCTAAGGTCGGTTACGATGCCGCCTAAAAATGCCGTGCCATACACAACCGGAACTTTGTTATCGCCTGCTGGCGGCAATTGCACCGGACTGCCAGGGTTTGGCGTTGCGTCATTGGTTCCAAAGCCTTTTGGTGCAAATGCTTTGCTAATGATAGACGATGCCACCATATTGACAGCAAATGCCACAGCAGTTGCCGCAAATCCTGCCGCAATGACTCCCGCATTCACCAAATAAGCCGCAATGATTGATCCCGGCATTACATCACCCAAAATTCTTCAAGTTTTTTAAACCCAAATTTTTCATATTTCAAATCTGGGCTGCTGACCATTTTGCTGATAAAACAATTGGCAATGCGGCCTGCTTCCTTCATCTTAACCGCTTCGTTTAAATACTCGCGCAACAATCGGTAGCCTGTCGTGCCGCCCCTGGCTTCTTCGTCCACCCAATACGCAAATTCAGTCAGCATCAAATGCTTAGGCGACCAAACAGATGGCATCACGCCCGCGATTAAAACGCCCACAAGGCGCTCGTCTTGCTCTGCCACTATCACCACGCCCTGGCCCGCCATCAGATGCGCCAGCATCGTTTTAACGTGTTCTGCGTCATCAGCATTTGCCAAGAACCCATAGGGCATGTGCGAACGGTAATCCCGCAGCTTGTCCAAAATCTGCGGAACATCAAACGGTGATGCCTTACGAATTTGCGGGCGCATCTTTTCCGAATTGATAGTTAATCGTTTCGATAAACGGAACCCGATTCATGCTTGTGTCTGTGCTGTTGTAGAACTGCCATGAACTGTTGTTTGTGTATCGGCCCGCGATGCGATTTTGCAAGATCAATTGAATCGACGATGCCGAAACGCTGATTGTTCCGACATACATTCGCGCTTCGTCCATCCACTGTTCACTGATGGCAAACGATGTAATGATGCCGCTAAAGTATTGATACAAGCCACCCGTGCCGCCCGTTGTAATCAATGCGCCGTCGGTGTCAAAGAATCCATGCCACAGTTGAATTGGCGAACCCTTGACGTTTTGCCCAAGGACAAAGCCCAGCATTGAAGTGTCGATGCCCGACAATGAGATTGTTGTATCGTTGGCAGTTGATTTAATGTCGCGCTGTATTTGACCAATTGCCAACAATGTGCCAACCGATTGGAATGGCGCAGCGTCGACTGCTGGTACCGTCATGTTTGAGGGCGCGGTTGTCATCAAATATGCGCCGCTTGTGGTGTATATACGCAAGAAATCCGCAATGCGAATATTGCTTGTGTTTTGAACTGGGGTGATTACGTTCACAGCACCAACTCCAACGCTCTAAACGGGCCAGACCAATTTATAAACGAATCATTAGCGGTTGGCACAAGGCTGTAATTTGGATATTCGCGCAACACAACTTGGAATGTAACGCCCGTGTAGGTTGTGCCACCCATTGCCACGGTAGTGCCGTATTGACCAGCAACGCAAGCGACAGTTGTTGCCAAGGTTGCTATTAGGTTGCGATGCACAGGCACATTCACTGTGCTGCCGCTTCCCCTTTGCACATCAGCCGTGACAATGTAAGAATACAAACCAACTTGCACAAAATCGCCGACCCGAAACAGATAGGCTGTCGATGCTAAAGCAGGCAACGCCCCAAGCACAAGCGTTTTATTTGCACTGGCTGTTAACCACAAACAATTGCCAATTTCAATTGCGCTCATGTCTCCTTGATATTTGACATAGTTGAGCCATCCAGTTTGACCAAAGTTTAAATATTGCGGCAATGATTTATCAGGAATTCGCAAGCTATTTAGCGTTGTCCGATTTTGCGAATAAAACAAATAATTCATCGGTCGCAATTCAAACTCAAACGGAACAACCGTCAGAATTTCCGACGTTGTTAGTTTCTGATTGCGGCTTAGCGTTTGCCCAACAAATCTTTGATCGTTAATGCCGACCGATTCGCAAATGCTTAAAATGGTTTGTAAGCTCATGTTATCGGCTCATTGGTAAAGACCGCTGGGCGCTTTGATTTGCCGCCCAGACCGCTTGCTTATTTTGCGCCAAAAACTGCATTCCTGACTGCGTGTCAATTGCGCTCATCTGCTGGATATATGGGCCGTTGTAATTGATCGTTTGCCCACCCATTGCGTTTGCCAATTGATTTGTGGGAACGATCATGCCGCTTCTTTGCGGCACAAACAACTCCGGGCCGCGCTCGCCAACAATATACGGACTGTTCCCTGATACTGGGCCACCGTTTGCCATCATTGGGATGACGCCAGCATTTGGATTTGCAAGATATTGGTTAAAGTCTGCTGGCAATGCGTTTTGTGCTAAACCTGGGCCAATAAAACTACCTGAGCCTACATTACCAATTAACCCACCGACTAAACGCGAAAACAAAGCACTTGCTTGCGCTCGCATTTGAATCAAGATCAAATCTTGAATAATGCTCCGGGTCAAATCTTTAAAACTCAATTTGCCCGTTTGAACAAATTTAGTTAAAGCCGCATCCATACTGCCGACCATTGATCGAAAAGCCTCTCCACCATATTGGAATGCAGTTCTTGCGTTTTGCGCTTGTTGTATTGCAGCCGCAAAGAAACCAATTGTCCCCATATCTTCCGATTCCATTTCCACTCGGAATTTATGACGCTCCCTTGCGACAGCAAATTCAGCTTCCGTAACTTGTTTTTGCAGCCACAATGCATCTTTTTTTTGTTTGTCTGTCAATGCTTGATTTTCGTTTATCTCTTTTACTTTATCAGCATATTTAAATTGCAATTGCAGAACTTCTTCGGCAAGTTTTACATCCCTGTCTTTCATTAACAGTGCTTGTTTTTGCAAATCAAAAATAGTTAATTGACGTTTTGCAGTTTCCTCATCTGCTCTTGCTTGTCGAGCATAAAACAATTGCGCTTGCTGTCTTTGATCGTCTTGCTGGGCAAATGCCCGCGCATCTTCTTCCCTTTGATTCTGTCGATCAAATTGAGCATCTACGATTCGTTGCTGCCTTTTGTTTTCTGCTTCTTCTTCTGCTTCGCGGTTTTTTCTTTGATAATCAAATAGCTCTTGATTTTCTTTGTTTATGCGCTCTCGGTCTTGCTCTCTTAACTGCATTACTCGTAATCTTATTGCCAATTCTTTTTTGGCAGCTTCTTCTGCTTCTTTATCAACTCCAGCCTTAACTGGCCGTCTTTGTATAACCGGCGCTCCAGCATTTGCAACGCCAGCCACATCAGCCGGTGTTGGTTCATTGCTTTCGGGTTTAGGTGTTTGTTTATTTCCAGCGCCATATCTAATTTGCGGAAAAATCATTTTCCACAAATCAGAATCTTCAAATTTTTTACCTTCTAAAAAAAGTTTTTTTACTTCATCTGTCAAAAACTTCATTGTTGGGCCAACAGTTGACGCCATCTTTTCTGATGCCCTGCGGCTCATTTCCGCAAGATTGTCATAAGCATCTGCCGCCGCTTTTATTCCGTCTTCATGCTGTTTTGTAATTGTTGTTAATTTGTTAATTTCTTCGCCAAATCCTTGGGCATCAACTCCTTTAAAGGATTTACCAAAAACCTCCATGCCTTTTGCGCTGCGGGTCAGCGCGTCATCCATTCCAGCAAGGCCAATTGCTGTTTTCCTGAACAACTCATCTATGCTTAATGTTTTTAAATCTTTTAGGGAAACGCCCAGCCCTTGTAGCGTTTTCTGCGCCTCAAAAGAACCTTCCGCAGCTTTGTCAATGTACTGGGTAAAACTGGACAAAAACTTTGATGCGTTACCTGCCTCGCCGCCGCTTTTAGACAGCGCATCGCGCAATTGAATAATTGACGAAACCGCTACGTCATTTGCTTTTGCAACATCTACAATTTCATCAGCGTATCTTGCCGCCGCGAGACTTGCCCCTGCAAATGTCGTCGCTGCAATTGCGCCATATTGCTGGGCAAACTGCCCAATCGATTGCAACCCGCGTTTAGCGCCCTCGATACCGCGTGTAAATTCCGCGCTGTCAAGCCCCAGCGTAACGCCCAATCGACCAATAAAGTTTGTCATGTTTTAAACCTGTCTTGCCGAAATCCGGGCGCAGCCGTCATGTACGTTTTCAAAGCGTTATTGGTGGCTTCTTTTTGCTGCTCTGGAGTCAGTGGCGGCACAATGTAATCATAAGCGGATGACAAAATCTTGGCTAGCTTGAAATCCGGTGTGTTTGGCGCACGCATGTAATTAAACACACCCGCCGTTAATTGTGCTAAAACTGTTATCACCCCTTGATTGCCCAGCACCCCATCCGAATACATTACTTGGATTTGGGCCATCGTCATTTCGTCCAACTGCGCTAGGCTGTCGTGTGTGTGCCCATTGAAGATCATCGCGCATTCAACCTGCGTCCTCAATGAGCTAATCAGTTTCCCCGCGTTTCCTTGTAACTTGGGCTGATTGCCTCGGTGATCTTTTCAATCAAAGCAACTTGCACAGTCCACGGCCATTCTGATTCCACTTCTTCGTATGTCAAATCATCAAGTTTCATGTCAGGCTGTTCAGGAACCAACAGCTTGATATATTCCACAACTCGATTTTCCGTCATCGCTTTATTTTTTGCCGCTTCCCTCATGGATCGGCCTTTAACCACAATATCGTTTTCTTGATACTGAATTTCCGAATCTGCTGTTGCTTGATCTTTTAGCACAAGCAATGGCTCGGCCAGTTGCTGATAGATGCGCTCAATATGCTCTGCGTCTGGGTCGCTGATCTTTTTGTAGATCGCGTCCGATTCCGCAACAAACGGAATGCGAACTTTGAATGTGTGCCCGCCCAGTTCAAATGAACGGATAAAAATATTTGCGCGTTTGGCTTGGTATTTTTCGCCAAGAAGATTTGAAAGTTTTGTCATGTCTTATGCTGTTTGTTTTGCTCGGAATTGAGCGATTCGCCGTTTTAAAATGTCTGCTAATCGTGTGACTGTGCTTTGTGCGTTTGCCTCCAATGCTGGCCTTAAATAAGGCTGTGCGCCATGTTTTGCGGTGCCAAACTCTTGAGCGATTGCCCGCGCATCAGATTCGATTCCTGCAAAAGATTCTGCATTATCGAATCCCATTTTCTTTAATCTTTTCCTTGCCGCGATAAGCCCCTTGCCTTCGCTCATACGCGCCAGTTTTTTCCCTGACGCTGTGGTGACGGCTCCGATAACCGTATCGGTTTGCGTAATATATTTGCTGCGCCGATCTTTTGCTGTTGGCCTTCTTGCTTCGATTTGCAATGACAACGCAAGCCCCATTGTGTCCTTGGGAGCATTCTGTATTGCTGCCGATAGCACCGGCTTTAACGCCTCGCGCACCGCAGGCACCAGCACCCGCTTTGCGCTTTCCTTTTGTCCAAAATCTTCCTCAAGGCTTTTTAATGCTTTGTCAACTTCGCCAATGCCTTCCAGCTTAATGACAACGCCGCCCATTTAAGCCCCCGGCTTGATAATGCGGTGAAAAATTTCGTTGTTCAACTCTTTAACGTAATTGACAACTTCGGCAGGGGTCATTGTGTCGGCATGACGCGCCGCAATTTGATGGCAAAGGCTAACGCCGGTCATCCGCTGCTGCAAATAACCGAACCATTGCTTGCCGTCTTTTTCGGCCTGAGCAGCCAAGAATGCCAGCAGGTCATCGCTGGTCTTTATATCGTGTTGGATCATGTCTTGTAATGCCCCGCCCCATAGGGCAGGGCATCCCACCATTAGGTGTTGGTTGACCAGCCGTAGCTGTTGCCGCCAACCGGGTGCAGCGTGAAATTGAACTTGCTTTCCGCTGCGGTGTTCAAGTCCCAAGTCATGCCGCCCACGCGAGCGTTGAAGGCGTAAGCCACGGTGTTGGTGCCGTCATACACAGCCACCACATAGGTGCGGATAACCGACCCGCTGTAGCCGTCACCGCGAATCAGCAACAGGGCAGGGTCTGCGCTGTTCCAAGCTGCGGTGATGGTCATGCTCGTGACCTGATTCTGTGTCGTGATCTTCGCGCCTGTCCGGGCACCAGCAACCGCGTAAGCAGCCATTGCATCATCGGCACCGAATGGGGGAATGTTCTCAACGGGAATCAAAAGACAGGTGGTACTTGTGCCAGTACCGCCAGCAGATGAGCCAATCAGATTGGCAACTTGCGCCGTCCAGGTAGACAGTTGTGCATCTGTCAGGGCAACGGGCGACACCTCGTCTTGCATCCACAGGGTTGCCACATAACCGGGCATTACTTTATTAATAAGAGCCATTTTGCTTTCCTTTAAACAGGGTTGAAGATATTAGTATCTTGTCAGTTTGGAATGTACAGTGTGCAATCCATCACCACCTGGGCGAGATTTTCGTCGTTGTCATAACTGTTGTAAAGCCATGAAACGTCTGCTTTTGCCAAGAAAAACCCATTTGTTGATGGGTTGCCAAACATGCCACTGTACCCATGCAAGGCTTGCAAAATCTGATTTGAAATCGTAAACCCATTTTCGATGTTTTGCGTGTACACCGAAATTTGGAAAACCGGCGTGTCGATACCTTTGTTGCTTTGCAATTGCCCCGTGTAGACCGGTTGATGCACGTTCCGCAACATCCAAACAATGAACTGGGACTGCGTAGCAAAATTGCGGTTAAAGGCTGCGTACACCGGCACAGGCGCGGCAATGGATGCCAGTTGATACTGGATCGCTTGTCCTAGCGCGAACGGGTTTGTTTGAGCCATTTATACCGCCGTTACAGGGTCTGTCCGGTAGCAAAGCAATTTAACTTTCATCCGATCATTTGACTCCCGAGCATCCGTGATTCGCCAATCATGGTCGCGCCATCTGATCGAATATAAATTTTGATTATTAACAATTGTCCGAGCGTTGGGCGTGTAATTGATTGTGAAATTTACCAAATCTTGATAGACGCGATATTTCTCACTTATCTTTAGGCTGTTCGCAACCTCGGACACTTCGGCCCGCGTTGCAAACCATTTGGTTTGAGTGGTCGATTGCTGACCAAAACTTGACTGCCCAAAGGTCAAATTGTTTACGTCAATTGCCTCAAAACGCCTAATCGACATTACATCACCAACGGCTTGTAGGGGCGCAACAAAGTAGCAACGCCAAAAGGAATTTCTTTTAAAGAAATTTCTGTAGTGTTGCTGCGGTTGTTGTACAAATGCACGAACAACAACAAACCGGCCTGCTTTATGACAGGATATGCCGCAATTGGATTTGCCGTCGTTGTGTATTCGCAAAAGACAGGGCTTGTCATTGCGACATTTAAATTACTTGGCAGGCTTGCTAAAACAACTTTGTTGCCGCTGGGATCGTAATAATATTGGCTCGGGTTTACCGTGTTTAAAACAGGCACTGCCGCCTGCGTCCAATATTTGACCGCGTTAATTGTTACGCCTTCCAAAGATGGCGCAATGTTTTGGCTTACTTCTGGCAAATCCAGCGTTAAAGGGGTTCCATACAACGATGATGCGTTATACCAAACCCGATAAGACACGGGGAAAATGCTTAGGCCCAAAAAATCCTCAATAGCCTGTCGCGTTGCCAGTTCCAGGCTTTGAATGTAAGCATCCTGCGATTCGTCATCGTAAAGGTTGATCTGTTGCGTCAACTGCTCAAGCGTTAACCACGCCGTTACGTTGTCGCGGTTGATCTGCTCAACCTTTTCGTAATTGAACGGATTGCGTGTCGGCGCACCGTAGTTTAGATAACCGACCTGCTCTGTCGTCATGCTTGGCCCCTAATTAGGCTGCGCTCATGCGAACACCGGCAAACGGATCACGCACAGATGACACCATGCGCTTTTCCGCAAACATCGTAATAAACCCAGGCTGTGTTTGTTCAAATGCTTTAATTGTCATTTGCTCAGTGTCGCCAATGGTCAGGAATCGCGTCCAATTTGCAAGGTAAATCGGGAATGCGCTTGTCAGGTAAGGATTGGCAATAACCGGGAACCCAAACACATGGCCCAAAGCGTAGCCGTCTTTTTCGCCAATCTCAAGAAACAGCGGCAAACCTTGACTGTCTTTAAGCTGGCGTAGCGTTTGAATCATGGTCGGGGTCATGTGCCACATCGTCCCCGGCAGCATCCAATATTGCGGAGGCAAGGCGTTTACCATGTCCACAACCTTGTTGTAGGTTACAGCCGACCCGCCAAGCGCCACCGTTGCCAGCGTGTGGATGCCGTTTGTAATTGCAGTGCCGCTGGTGCCAAATGCGCTTGCTGCGCCGCTGGCGTACATGTCCAAGCCCCGCAAGCCATTTGTGCCGCCTGTGCTTGTTGTAGTGCTTCCAGCTTGATCGTTATTGACCGCCATTGATGTGGCCTCAAGAGCCGAAAACTCTAGCATCAAATCTTCGGCAATCGTCGGCTCAAGGTTGTTAACGTCCGACAGCACTGCTGTGCGGATCGGCAATTGAGCCACCAACACGCGCACAGGCAATTGCCAAATGCTGGTGTTTACATTGGGCGAACCGCTATTAGGCGTGAAAGTGTAGCCCCAAGGATTCGTGCTGTTTGCTGCGTTACCTGTTTTGGCAACAAATTGCATATCCGATCCAATGGCAGGAATTTGTCGCGCAGCCAAACGAAAAGGGTTTGCATATCGCAACGCTGCGAAAGCATCATCAAAAACAACATTACCGCCAACACCCGAACCCGAGCCGGTAATTGCCGACGCTTCTTGCAAATCAATTTTTGCCTCACCGCCTTCGGTGATTGCCTGCTTAATACCGCTGAGGATTTTTTCGGTGATGGTCATGATTTGTCCGTTTATTGTTTGGAAAAAAGGCAGGGGACGAATCCCCCGCCAATGGCTTCCTGCAATTAGGTCGCGGTGCCGGTCGAGCGATAACGCACACCAGCAAACGGGTCGCGCACAGATGTTGCCAAACGCTTTTCCCCAAAGAATGTAATAAATCCTGGGAGCGTCTGGTCATATCTCCGCATAACCATGTTCAGACGGTCAATGATGGTATGGAACCGGCTCCAATCCGCAAAGTACATCGGATACAGGCTAGTTGTGCCAGCCGACCCCGTTGCGGTTTGCGATGGCGTGTCCAAATACTTGTTGACCACAACGTCAAAGCCCAGCAACTGCCCAACAATACCCTCAACCGACAGACCCTCGTTACGGTTAAAGATTGGTGCCCCGTTGTTGTCCTTCAAATTCCGAATGCCGTTCAGCAAAATCGGGCTAATCAGGAACTTGGCGTTTTCTGTCCAATACTGCTGCGGCAGTGCATAGATCAGATTAATAACATCGTTGTAAGTGATGTTATTTGCGCCGACGGTATTGCCGTTGGTGGTGATCTGGTCATAGGTTGCAACGTTGTGCAAACCGCTGGTCGAACCGGTGCCGCTAGTGCCGAATGCCGAAACGCTGAACGTGCCGCCCGCGTATGTAGCATTTGCGCCAGGGTACTGATCCAGACCGCGCAGGCCATCAGCGCCGCCAGTTGCAACCGATGTGCCGGTGCCGCTTTGGTCATTATTGGCGATCATCGAAATCGCCTCAGACTGTGCGAATTCGGCCAGCATGTCATCGACAACGTTTGCCTCAAGGCCATCAATGTCATCCAGAGCCGCAGTGCGGATCGGGAATTGGACGTTGATATCCTTCAGCACGATTTGCCAAATGCTGGTGTCCTCGGTTGTTGCCGCGCCGTTGTTTTGAATGGCGTAGCCCCACTGTGCGCCAGCGTTGCCGGTCTTGACGCGGAATTGATAGCTTGAGCCATCAGTTGCCACGGTGCGGGACATGCCGCGCAGCGGGTTGGCAAGACGCAGCGCACGAAACACGGGGTCATACGCGGTGCGTCCACCCTGATTATTACCGCCGCCGGTCAGGGCCGATGCCTCGCTCAAATAGGCTTGCATCTCAGCTTCGTTGGCAAAAATCTTCAGTTCTTTTTCAAACTGCGATTTGCCGCCAATAACTTGTTTCAGTTGCTCACGAACCGATTTGTTCACTTCTTTGCGAACACTGGGGCTTGTGCGCTCAATGTAAGCAGGCGCTTGCAGGGTGGAAATTTTGGCTTCCAGGGCTGCGACTTTTTCAGTCAGTTCCGCTTTTGCGGCATCTACTTTGGCTTCAGCAGCCGCCGTGATTTCGCTAATTTTGGCTTCGTTGGATGCTGCGATAGCGTCCAGCTTTTCAATGATTTTGTCAGACATGATTAACCTTTCAAACGTGCATTAAGGGCTTGCATCAATTCGCGTTGCTGAAGTGCTTCAAGAATTGCTGCTTCTTCGGCCACCGCATCGGACTCACTCACGATTTGGGGTTTTTCGACAGGCTTTTGCTGGGCCTCACGCGCCAACAAAATTTTGTCGAACAACAAAGATGCGGTGGTCGCATCCTTTCGGCAAAGCCCTGCCTCACGCAGAGCCTTTTCCATCGTGCGAGGGTTTACGCGCCCCTCGGCTGTAAAGTATTCCAGCTTTTGCACTTCGGCTGCTGGATTGTTGGGGTACATCACCACAGACACTTCGCGCAGCCCGCCTTTGGTGATTTGAAAATAGCCTTCGTCCCAATATTCGCCAGAGCCAGCCGGGAACACTTCGCCATCTTCTTTGACCCACTGAAATTCTTCAGCATATGCGCCAACCGAAACGCCGCCAAACATTGCGGGGCTTTCGCTCATGACGTTATATAGGTCTGCGCCCTGTGTGGTGTTCATGTACAGCCGTCCGGTAGCTGTCATTCCCTCATCATCAAACGCAAATTCTGTCCATTCACCAACAGGGATTTGATCTGCGGAATGGTTGACAAACATGGGCAGCGGCCTGCCCGACGATGTAAATTCTTTTGCCCAATCCATAAAGCCCTCGGCTTTATAGAAAAAACGCCGACCGTCTGCGCCTTCACGCGGCCCCCAGGTGGTAACTCGGGCCTCAATCTTTCCGGTCGGTGCTTTTCCGCTTTGTGCGGCCTCGGTTGCTAGTTTGGCTTCGCACAGGATCAGCATTTGCTTGGTCATGTATTACCTCAACGACGTTTGATCTATCAATGTCGTATATTATTTTAGGTGGCCTCCCGCGTTTAGGTGGCGGGTTAGCATGTGGCTTATATGTTGCCAGGGATGCTACCACTATTCGGAAAATAATGGACAATTTTATTTGCCAATGTTCATTTTCCGGGTCTGATTGCCGCCCCCGCCCCCGGTGTCTTGCGGGCTGCTGCCAGGAATTGGTTCCGCTGGTTTTGCGTCACTTTTCAATTGGTCGGCGTTGTCAATTTTACTCATGCCCAAATATTCCCGTGCTTCATTTGGTGTCATGATGCCATTGGACACGCCAGATTGAGCAAAATTCATTTGATCCAGCGGCGCACCCTTCAGGAAATTTTTGGTGTCGAATTCCACATACAAATTTGGGTAGCCGTTGAAAAGCTGCTGCTTTAATTTCTGTTGGACGTTCACCAAAACCGGATACATCGTCGATTTATAAAACTCGTCCAGCATCGTTTGCGTGTTGTTGTATTTGCTGTCCCCCACGCCAACCATGCTTGGCGGCACACCATACACAGCGCAAATCCGCTTCATGGTTTGCAGCTTCAGGTTTGCCAAATCGGTATCTTGCAGGGTCAAGGGTTTAAGGGCTTCATATTTCATGCCCTGATCTAGCAGCATGCCCTGTCCGGGTTTGCTTTTGTCGGTCTTTTGGCTCCCGACCATACTTGACCACGCCTCTTTTAGACGCGCTGCAATTTCTTTATATTTGCTGTCGGGAATCACCTGTTCAGTGATAAACAACCCGCTGGGCTTGGCCCCGTTTAGCATGACGTAATTGGCATACAGATCAATATCTTGATCCAGCCCGACCAACTCAGCAGCCAAAATGCCTTTGTTAAAACCTGCCGAACCTTGCCACGCCTGATCCTTAACGTGCATCACCTGATGCGCTGCCAGCGGCTCATCTTTGCTGAATCCGTAGCTGGGCGTTGACAGTCGGTAACTAGGATATCGAGCAGGCGTAATCGTGACAGCAATCAATGTGCTGTCCAAGATGTACATCTCCAAAGGCGTTTGCGTGTTGCTGTCTTGGTCTTTCCTCCACCACAAGGTGAAGGCTTCGCCAAGCATTTCATGCCACATCATCCACTGATACCAAAACTCGTATTGGCTTTGAAAGTTATTAGGGTTTTCCAGTAGAGTTAAAACAGATTTGGCTTTTGCTTTATCCCTTGTTCCAACTTTGTCCGAGCAGATAGCATCGACATATGTGCCATCGTCGGCTTTCGCCATAATCTTGATTGGCAACTGCGAAATGGCCCGAGCCTTGACGGAAACGCACGACATAACCGTGCTGTTGCGCGATAGCAGGCTTGTATCAACCGGCCTGCCTGCATCTGTAGTGCTGCTGGTGGTTACATACAGAATCTGGGTGTTTACCGTTGGACGCTTGTTGTCGCCTTGGTAAACGATATTATTCCCAAGCGCCGTTTGCCCATAAAGCGTGTTTGATTCATCCGCTTTTGCAGCTTTACGCTGAAAAATTTCGGGGATACCTGGGATTTTCATGATGCGTCCTTACAAGGTGCGGAAACCAAATCCACTCATTGCGGGATGATCTAAGCTGCAATGCATCGCAATGATAAGCGCAATAATACCATCTACTTTTGCGCTTTTATCTGCTTCATTCTTGCGAACCTTGACGTTTCCGTTCACATCTATATAAACCTCGCAGTTTCCCAACTGCCATCCCACGAATGGATTGCCATCATGCTTAATCGCATGTTGCATGATGAGTTTTTCAACGTGTTTCGACGGGTTGCTAAGTACCGCCATGCCTTGCCCAACCTTTTTAACCGGCAATCCTGAATCGTGCAGCCTTGCAACCAGTGACGCTGCGTTGTATGCGTCATAGCCAATTTCCGTCACATGATATCGGTTCGACTGCTGGATGATGTAATCGCTTATCTCGCGGTCATCCATCACATTGCCTTCTGTGATGTGCAAAATGCCTGATTGCCGCGCCACCCGGAAAATATCGCCGTAATGTTTTGGGATTAGGGAAAACCCTTCCTCGGGCATGAAGAATTTCCACTCTGCTTGGAAATCCGTTTCGTCGTACCGCTTGAGCGTACACACCGCATTTAAGTCGCGCACGGCTGCTAAGTCAAAGCCAATAAAAACCGATTCTGGCTCTCGCTGGGTAATGATGTTGCACTTTGGGTCATCCCAATAATTGCGATCCACCCAGGCGCTGTTTGCACTGACGTACAAATTAAGGGTCTTGCACAAAAACTCATTCAGGGCTGCGGGCTTGTGCTTGGCTTCGTCTGCCCGCTGTGCAATGGCTTCCTCAAAAACGCTGATGCCATGCATAGGGTTTGCCTTTGCCCAGGTGGTTGGATCGCGCCAATCATCGCCAGGATCAAGGCTGTAAAGCAGGCCAAACCATCTAGGGTTGTCCTCGGCTTCCCCGGACAGCATTGCTTCCAGCATCTGCATGTCCTCAAAAAATTTGGTTTCTTTTGTAAAGCTGGCGGTGGTGATGTAGACCCGCAGCGGGTTTTGACGCGCCACCATGCCCGAGAAAAGAACCTCGATGCTGTTGCGGTCAACAATCTGAGCCGCTTCGTCGATGATGGCGCATGATGGGTTTTTGCCGTCCCCGGTCTTTTTGGTGTCCCTGCTAAGGGCTTCAAACCGGCTTTGGGCATCGCCCAGCTTTGTAATGCGGTTCCTGCTCGGGTTGAACAGCGCAGCCACATCTGGCGGCATTGCATCAACGAAACCCTGCGCCGCCGTGAACACGATTGATGCTTGGTCGCGGTTTGTTGCCAAGCAATAGACTTCGGCCCCGGATTCCCCAAAGGCCAGCTCATAAAGCCCGATGGCCGCAATCAGGGTAGATTTGCCCGCTTTTCTGGGGATGTACACAATCACATCCCGCACCATTCTTTGCTTTGGGTCTTTCTTTGACCTAAAGCCATAAATGGCGCAAATCAGGAAAACTTGAAACGGCTGCAAAACCAAGGGCTTGCCAGCGTCTGGGCCTTTTGTGTGACAAAGCGTACCGGCAAACTCTAGGAAATGCTCAACGTAACGGGTGTGGAATTCCCACGCCCACGCCTTATCCTCAAGCTGGTTTAAGAACCGTTGGCAGGCCAGCCGCACATTGCGACAAACGGGTATTTCACCTTTTACGACACCGACAGCGTATAGGATGCCATCTTCATAGTTCATGCTTAAATTTATATTAATAATTCTTGTTTTTGCAGCACGTTTATATTTTGATCTTCAAAAATATCGCTTTGTCGTTGCGCTTGCTCTATTCTTTCGCAAGCAATATCAAAATATTTTGGTTCGCGTTCGATGCCGATAAATTTGCGTTTCATTTGCACCGCCGCCACGCCTGTAGTGCCGCTGCCCATAAATGGGTCAAGGATGATGTCGGGGTTGCCAGCTTGCTCAATGCACCACGCCATCAATCTGATGGGTTTTTGTGTTGGATGAACTGCGCCATCTTGAGCAATTGCTGCACGGTTAAGCAAATAAACACGCATTGCTCCTTTCATTGAAGTCCATGCAAGTTCCCCGTCTGCTTGATCTATCCTCTGCCCTTTATCCCAAAAAAGCCACTTGCTTGTTGCTGGAATAAGGTCTGCAAAATAGTTGCCACCCCAAACAATTTGCACATCTGATTTTTTGATGATGCAATCAAAAAAATATTTGCTTGGCCTTCCTTGATCCCACCCTAAAAACTCATAGCCTTTGTGGCCTCCGTGGGAACTGGTGGATTTTGGTTTTCCATCACGCTTGATCCCATAAGGCGGGTCTGTAATCACCGCATCCACCTTATCAAGCGTTGGCAGCACTTCCATGCAATCGGCCAAATACAAAGTTGCTAGGCCAATTTCAACTTTTTTAATGGTCATGGCCCGTTAAGCAGCTTGGAATATTTGCCGCCTTCTTGTTTGCCAGTTGCTAATCGTCCTTTGGGGGTCAAGCCCAATTCGCCCATCAGGGCAACAGCGCGAACCAATGCTTTGTCGCCAATTGCAACGTGAGGGTTTGGGCCTTGTGTAAAACCGCCTTTTAACTCAACCACCACGCCTTCCGCTTTAATATTGCGCCAGCATTCCACCCAGATTTCAATTTGGGATGCCAGAGCCGCCAAAACGTGTTTGTCTTGGTCGCTGCCAATGCCGTATGTCTGCCAAAGAAAATTGCTTGTTTCCTCAATAAACTTGGTTCGATCCCACGCATCAGGATTGTCCAGCCACGCAGCCTTCGGAACCCTTGCGCGAATTTGCTCAGGCAATGGCTGCGCTTTATGCTCGGCTTTTGTGCCATGCACCAAATGCAATTCAGCCGGTAGGCGGTTTGTCATGTCAAAACCCTGGGGGATTGTTAATCTAGCTTAATCTTAACCCAATTTCTGAAGAAATGGG